GATGGTTGCGCATCGGTGGCATCGGTTTCGCCGGCTGTGGTGTCGGTGATGTCTGCGCCCGTGTCCTGCGGGCTGTCATCTTGCTGGTTCTCTTGGCTCATCAGTGCCTCCTGTCTGTTTTGGGGAAGGGATGCGCGCCTGGTGCGCATGGGAGAGAGGGACGGGGTTCGAGACAGCATCTGGCGGAAACTGGCAAAGCCGCGCGCCAGATCGGTGACCTCGTCGGCGAGACCGGCGGCGACAGCATCCGCCCCGCGAAAGGTTGCCGCTTCGGTGGCCAGCGCAGCGTCCTGGCTCAGCCGCCCGGCGCGGCCGGCGGCCACGGTCTCCGCGAAGAGAAACCGCAGCACGTCGATCTCGCGCTGGATGTCGTCGCGCACCCCCTCGGGCAGCGGCTCATAGGGATTGCCGTCGACCTTGTGGCGGCCGGAATGAACCAGCGTGACACGCACCCCGTCCTGATCGAGCTGACCGCTCATGTCGGCATGGAGCACGACAACGCCGATGCTGCCCAGCGCTCCGGTACGCGGCAGCAGGATGCGATCGGCCTGGCTCGCCAGCGCATATCCCGCTGAGAAGGCGTGTTCGGCCACAAAGGCCCAGACCGGCTTGGCTCCTCGAATGGCACGAATGCGATCTGCGAGGTCGAAAACACCCGCAACCTCACCCCCGAAACTGTCGATTTCCAATGCGATGCCGCGCACCGCGGGATCGCTGGCCGCCGCCTCAATCTGCGCGGCGATCCCCTCGTAGCTGGTCTGGCCGGAGGATTGCCCGATCCAGCCGCCCCGGTGGATCAGCACACCTGCGATCTCGATCACGGCAATGCCGTCCACGACCGGATAGGGTAAATCGCCATGTTGCTGCAGACGCTCGGCGAGGTTCCTAGCCAAAATGCTGGCGTGGGCAGGCGGAGCGGGAATGTTATCCGGGGCATCGATGGCGTCCGGCAGTTCGACCCGCCGACCCAGGATCCGTGGGCCGAGCCCTGACAGAAACGCCATGGCCTTGGAGGGTTCGACCAGCAGCGGCGTGTTGAAGGCGCGCGCGGCAATTCGGGCATGGAGCATCAGGGTTGGTCCTCTTCGGTGCGCGGTTTGTCCTCCGCGTCATCGGCTTCGTCTTCCGGGTCTGCTTGCTCTCCCTCGACCGGCACTGCCTGCACGCCTTGTGCGGGGGAGCCAGGGCGGCGGAAGTCGAGGCCCAGCGCGCGCTCGCGGGCACGTTCGGCGGCGATTTCGCGGTCGACCTGCTCGGCGTCGTAGCCGCGCTCGGCGATGGCCTGCGTGCGGGATTTGAGCCCCGCCTCGATCTGGGCGATTTCGGCATTGGCGTCTTTAAGGGGATCAACCCAATCCCATTTGGTGGGTAGCCAGTCTGCGGTCAGGAGCCGCGCGCGGTTCGCCTCATAGCCGGGCAGGGTGAGGGCGCCCGACAGCACGGCCGCGTCCATCCAGCGCGCATAGACGGGTCGGCAGAGCTGCCAGACCATGACCGAATGCTGCCAGGCCGAGACACGGCGGCGGAATTCGATCAGCGCCAGTCGCGAGTTCGAGAAGTTCCCCTTCACCATGTCATTGGCGATGTAGGGATAGGGGATGCCAAGTGCTGCCGAGATTTGCAGCAGCGTGCGGTACTGGAATGGCTCGTAGGTCGCACCGCTATCTGCAGGCTGGCCCACGGTGACATCTTCGCCCGGATCGAGCCGCACGATCTGGCCCGGGCTGATCTCGACGCCAGCAGGAACCTCGTCCTCCTCGGCATGCGCCAGCGGGTTCTCCGGGGCAGGCGAGGTCACGAACATCGCGTACATCGCCGCGACCTTTTTGCGGTCGAGCTCGGCATCGTCATACTGATCAAGCAGGAACAGCTTCACGATGGCCGGGGCCAGTTTCGAGACCCCGCGCAGCTGGCCGCCCTCGACGGGGTCGATCACATGGATCACCTCGGCGGCGGGGACGCGCACCACCTCGCCCGAAAGCCCCGGATCGGTGCTGTCACCCGGGTGGCGGCGCAGAAAGTGATAAGCCACGCGCCGCCCGATCCGGTCGAATTCGATCCCCTGGCGGATCACGTTTCCATTGGCAGCCGTACCGGTCTGCTCCAAAGGCAGCATTTCCGCGGGCAGCATCTGCAGCTGCAGCGGCACCGTCAGCCCATCGCCCGCGCGGCGCATCCGGATGCGGAAGAACACCTCGCCCGCCATGAACACCTCGCGCGCGGCGCGGCGCTGGAGACCGTAGAAATCTGTCAGCCCCTCCGCGTCCGCATCGTCGGTCCAGGCAAGCCAGAGACGCTGAAGCTCTTCCTTGCGCGCGGCATCCCCGATCTTCGAGATCGGCTTGATCCCGTCGCCGACAGTATTGGCGGCCCAGCTTTCGACCGCATTCACGGCATAGCCATTGTTGCGCACCAGCCAACGGGCACGGGCCGTGATGTCGGGTCCGGCGGCGGCGATCAGCGCGTTGACATGCGCGCGCGTCGCACGGAAGCCGCGCAGGCGCCGGTGATGCTGGCCGGCATCGAGCCCGCCGATGAAGGCCCCGAGGCGCTGTCGCCAGTTCATCGCGCTGCCCATCATAGGTCTTTCACGGCGTAGGGGCGCAGCACGCGCCCAGCGCCGCGTTCGAGTTTCGCAATACGACGCTCAATGTCGCCGATCGCAGCGGCCAGTTCGGCGTCGGTCCCGTAATTCACGGTCTTGCCGTCATAGCTGACCGAGCGCGTGCCGCTGTAGCGCGCGGCCAAGAGCGCGCTGTGGCGGGCCTTGAGATCATCCAGGGTCATGGGGGTCTCTTGTCTTGCACACTTCTGGTGTGTATATTTCGTATGTATCAGGAGGGCCCGATGCAGCAAGCAGCATTAGAAAAGCAGCGCACCAACATCACCCTGACGGCCGCCAATCTGGCTGCTGCACGGGAGTTGGGCCTAAATGTTTCGGCGATCAGCGATGCCGCGTTGGCCGAGGCCGTGCGTGCGGCGAAGGCCGAGGCCTGGGCGCGCGAGAACGCCGAGGCCATCGCCGAGCGCCGCGCTTGGATCGAGGCGAACGGCACGCCTCTGGCCGATCTACAGGTTCTGAAGCTCGACTGATGGCGCAGTTCCACGTCTATCGCGTCCTGGGTAACCGGCTCGTCCTCGACCTTCAGACTGATCTGATCGAGACCGGCACCCGCGTCGTCGCGCCGCTGGTGCCCGCCTCCTCGGGGCCGAAGGCCATCAGCAGGCTTGAGCCGGTCTTCGAGATCGAGGGCGCCGCGCATGTGCTCCACACGGCCGAGATGGCGGCAATCCCTTCGGCCCTGCTCAAGGCGCCACCCGTCGCGGACCTTTCGCGGTTCGACTACGAGATCCGGGGTGCCCTCGACATGGTCTTCTCGGGCTTCTGATCACTCCATGTATTTGGGCGTGCTGATCTTCCAGCCGCGCCGCCTTGGGGCGGTGACGCGCCCAGCCTCTGGCGCATCAGGTTTCAGGTTCTCCGCAGGGACAGCAGGTATGGCCGAGCTGTCGATGCCGGCCTGCTTCTCCAGCTGCCGCCACATGCGCTCGTCAAAGCGGTCGGCGCCGAGGATCCAAGCGGCGGCGCGGGCATAGATACGTGTGTCCAGCGCCTCGTTGCGCTCGCGCATCTTCTGCCATTCCTGCCGGGCATAGCCGCGCTTGTTGCGGATCGTGACCAGCTGTTCAGCCACCAGCTGCTTCAGCCATTCGCTGTCCGCCCAATCGGGCAGGTGGATCGTCCCTGCAGCCGCTGCCACGCTCCGCGCGCGATCATCATCTGACGGGCGATCGATGCGCAGGTACCGATAGGTTTCCGCCTTGAAGGTGGCCGTGGCCACCGTCCAGAGCCGCGCCCCGCGTTTCAGCTTGCGCCCGTTCACGGTCGCATCGACGAAGGTCGGACCCGACACGGGTGTCGCCCGGTTGAAGCCCTCAAGCCCTTTGACCGGTGCCACCTGCGCGATGCCCTGCTTGCGGGACCAGGCATAGACCGCGGCGGACTCGTAGCCGGTGTCGATGGCGAGCTTGGCGAGCGTCATGAACGCGCCGTTCTCATGCTGCCATGTCTGGCTCAGAAGCGCGGTCAGCCTGCCCCAGCAAGCTGGATCGTCCGGCCCGCCCGG